AGTGGCACTGTCTCCCAACTCGTTGATTCTGCTAGTGGTATACACGCTCGTCACAGCCCTTATTACATCCGCACGGTGCGTGGAGACATTAAAGACCCGCTGACTAACTTTCTAAAGGACCGTGGCATACCAAATGAACCTTGTGTTATGAAGCCAGATACCACTGTGGTGTTTAGCTTTCCTATGAAGTCTCCTGACAACGCTGTGACAACATCTGACATGACTGCTATCGAACAGTTAGAGATGTGGTTAGCCTACCAGCGTTCATGGTGTGAGCATAAGCCCTCCGTGACAATTAACGTGAGGTCTGATGAGTGGTTTGAGGTTGGGGCTTTCGTCTACAAGCACTTTGATGAGATGTCAGGTGTGTCGTTCCTACCGTATAACGAACACACATACCAACAAGCACCATATCAAGAGTGTGGTAAATCTGACTACGAGCAGTTGAAGTCTATTATGCCATCTTCGCTTAACTGGGATGAACTTGCAGAGTACGAGCAAGAGGATAACACGGCAGGTAGCCAGACATTAGCTTGCTCTGGAGATAGTTGTGAGATCGTAGACCTAGTGTAACCAAAGCACCTGAGCAAGTGTATAAACTGCTTACTAGGAGAACCCATGTACACCATCATAACCCGTGAACAATGTAATTTCTGTGATGCAGCCAAGGCTTTACTCAAGGGAAGTGGCTACCCTTACAAAGAGTACAACGTACATTCCCAAAGCTCAAGGTGGGTATTAACCCTGATTAAGAAAGCTAACATGACCACAGTACCACAGATATTCACCCCTAGTGGAAATTATGTTGGTGGCTATACAGAACTAAAGGAACTACTGGAAAAGGAAAAACGCTAATGGACGACTTCCCTGAGAAGCCCACTAGATCAAGACGAAAGACCAACTACAAGGGGGCCGACAAAAAGGCTACCTCTGGTCTTGTCGCTAAGACTACAAAGCAGAAGGCTCTGATAGAAGCCCTACAGGGGAATAAGCAGGTGTTTATCCTTGGCCCTGCTGGTACTGGTAAGACGTATGTTACAGCAACGTATGCCTCTGATCTGTACATCACAAAGCAGATAGACAAGATCGTTATCACACGTCCTCATGTGGCTGTAGGTAAGGAGCTTGGGTTCTTGAAGGGAGACCTAAATGAGAAGACTATGCCTTGGGCTTTGCCTGTCTTGGATGTTCTGGAGAAGCACCTTGGTAAGGGGACAGTGGAAACAGGGATCAAGAATGGCAACATTGAGATGGCACCTCTTGCACTCATGCGTGGGCGTAGCTTCGATAATGCCTTCATAATTGTCGATGAAACACAGAACATCACACTACATGAACTTAAGATGGTTCTGACCCGTGTGGGAGAGGGTACGACAATCGTTCTCAATGGTGACGTTATGCAGAGTGACCTAAAGGAAGCTGACGGGTTATCAAAGGTGATCCACTTAGCGAAGAAGCATATGTTACCTGTGCCAGTTATTGAATTTGGTGTGGATGACATTGTAAGATCAGGTATCACAGCAATGTGGGTTAAGACGTTCATGGAGGAGGGTATCTAATGACGCTATTTGAGGGGTTGATGTTGTTAAACAGCCTAGTTCTACTGTGGGTGACTTATGCTATAGGTAAGCTAAAGATTGACGTAGAGACGTTATACCAAGGTCTAGCTGCTGTTATGGGAGACCTAGACTAGAATCAGAAAAGCCGTAGGCGTCCTTGAGTGGATACCTACGGCTTTTTTGTGTCTTGTATTATGTGTTACTTTATGATCTTCATATGATCTTTGTTTATGTACTTTAGCTCATTCTCAATTACAGCGAGACGTTGCTTAAGGGTGTTGATCTGCATTATGTTCATAGACAATCCGTCGATGTCAACCCACATATCCTCTAAGTCTTCCCTGAGATACTCAATAGATATGGCGTTGTCCAGTACATCCCTCTTAGTATTTACGGCATCCTCAAGAGCCATACGGGAGCCAAGTTGAGATACCGTTTCTTCTAGGCTTGAGATCGTCGCAGCCTGTTGGCTAACCCACCACACTCCAGCAGTTAACTGTGCAGCCATTGCAGCAACCAAGGCAAGCGGCAGCCTTAAGTTTTCCATTACTTACTCCCAAAGAACTTCGATACCGACCTCATTCCTATGCTGGCACTCACGATACCTCCGAGGGAATATTGATACCACTTTGGCATACCATCAAGTGAAGCAAACCCAGCTTGTACTATCGCATTACCCCAGTCCCCACAGAAGGCTAGTATCAGGGGGATAGAGAACAGGAGTGTTATCCACTCGTCTTTCCATGAGTTTTGTGTCGCACGGATAGCTTCTATGTCCCAGTCGATCTCACCAGTTAACTGCTTCTTCTTAATCTCAGCTTCTGTCAGTTTAAGCTGTGTCTTGCTGTCGATGATACTAGCAGCTAGTCCACCGATGGAACTTATGATTTGACCTATCATTTGCTATACTTCTCCTCGTGTACGACCTTAGTAGGTGTAACTGTAGTCTTAGACTCTTTACCCATCCATATACCAAAGCACCCCGTAAGAGCGCCCATACAGACCGATACAAGCCCACTCTGGGCTACACTGGGGTCAGTTAACGACATAAACCAATGTACAGCTTGATACGTCAGTACAGTGACTGCCAGCATCATAAGCCTTGGTAGAACTTTCCAATCATCAAGTATCGTCATCACCACTTCCCTTGTTTTACACCTAAAAAGTACATAGCGACTATTAAAGCCCCTACACCTGCTAGTGCTACTGTAATACCTACAGCCCAGTTAATGCAGTTGTCTATGAACTCTTGCTTCTTGTAGACTAGCTCACGTTGCTCTTTACGTTGCTGTGCCTCTATGCGTACTATTTCGTCCCAAGCACTAGGCCCATACGTCCAAGATATGTGTGCCTTAAGTTCTTCTCGCATTTCTTTGAGCTTCTGCTTTTGTGACCATATCTCCAGTGCGTTAGACTGGTTGTCACTAAACATTTTATACATGGGAGGGTTCTTAGCTTTATCCTCCAAGAAGTCTAGGTCACTTACTGCCTTAGACCACTGAGAGACTGCACCCGTCATAGCACTAATCTCACGCCCCACGGATACAGCCTTCTTAATACCATTGTAAGCAGTAGTAGCCGCTGCCATAGCTGTAAAGGGATCAATCATTTGAACTTAACCTCTATAGGACACACATAGTTATGGCTTACCCTGTAAACCCTGTCGTACCAAAGCCCATTCTTTGGGAGACCACAATCGTAATAACAGTATTGGAACAACTGGTTCCCCCCGTCAGTCCAAGCATGTCCGAAGGAAACAAAGGCCAGTACGCATAGCACTATTGACCCCTATTAGCCATAGCCTCTACTGCACTACGAATAGCTTTAATGTTTTCATCAATCCTAGCCATCGACACAGCCTGAGTATTAACAGCAGACTCAAGCCTTGTGATCCTAGATTGTGTTTCTAAGATGTCGTCACGGTTACTTTCGATATCCGACATCATCATTGATACAGTCCATACTATAGCTGCACCTTGAGTAATGAGACCTAAGATTAACCCTATTGATAAATTATTGTTAATCATCTCTTTGCTCATGGGTACGTCTTTCGGTCAAGTTCGAAGTGAGGTGCATCGTAGAAACTCTTCCAGTCACCACCCCATACGATAGGAATTTCGAGTTCTTCTGCTGCTTCTTTCATAGCTTCAGCCATAAGCTCAAAGCGTTCTAGGTCTTCCCAATCGACAGGATAAGGAACCATGTCTACAGCATGACCTGTGATATGTCGTGAGTTCAAGGTAGTTGACTTACCAGCCTTGAGTAGCTCTCGTTGACGGTTGATGTGACGGATACCTTCGATGACCGTAAAGTCAACCTCAGTAATCTCAATGGCTCTCTTAACTACAGCGACCATATCAGGGTTAACGCCTGACAGGTTCTGTAGACTGCGGGTACCTAGTTTGTAGGGCATTAGCTATTCCTTATTCTGGTTTAGTAGGCCACAGTGGGGCCGAAGGGTCTTCTGTATTCTGGGGTAAGTCACGAAGTGCTTGACGGTAGGTAGCCCACTCTTGTTTTTTAGCATCTGTTAGTGGGCTGTCGTTGAACTGTGTCCAATCGCTATTCTCAAGCAGGACATCACGACTTCCACGGAGATCATCCATTAACTTGGCTGTGGCCTCTGCGTCTTGCGCACTCTGTGATTTTATTTGTAATATTCCACCGACGACCTCAAGCTGATTTAGCTCGTAGCCATCGAAGGTGTCTACCGCATAAGAAGCGTTATTAGCTGTTGCCATAGTTTGTGCATCAGCTTCAATGCAGCTTACTCTCATGTTAACGACTTCATCGGTATAAATAATGTAGTCAGCCATTAACCCTGTACCCCCAAAATAACCAATGAACCTTTAAAGGCAGTATTCCCACCAGCACCACTTGCCGAAATACGGGATATAGTCACGGATAATGTAGCAGTCCCGGTAGTTGTTGTAACTCCAGACACAACTGCACCAAGCCAACCACCTATCGCAACACCATTGTTATCTTCTACGCCATTTATTGTTGAAACTGATCCACTAGCTCCCGCACCTGACAAAGATGCTGTAGTGGTGAACGACCTCTTGGTGTTTGCTGACGTTTTGTAGCCAGAGACACCAGCAATGCCAATGAGTTGTGTCCCGCTCTGTAACCCACTTACAGACACACTGAGGTTAGTTGTACCCAACTCAGCGGATATATTCACAGCAGTTGTCCCAATGTGGGCAATACCTGAACCTATGAAACGTGCTGCGGCTATTGTACCAGCGGTAATCTTATCGGCACTCAAGCTCCCAATCTTTGCGTTGGTTACTGCCAAGTCCTGTATTTTTGCAGATGTAATCGCAGCGTTTTCTATTTTAGCGTTAGTCACGACACCATCGGTAATCTGCGCTGAGTTTGTAATGATACCCGATGCAGCAATCAGACCACCTGTGATCGTGTTGGCAGTGATCTTGTCACCCGTGATTTCACCCGCTGCAATCTTGGCCCCTGTAATTGCATTAGCAGCAATCTTATCACCAAGGATAGC